TCTACAATCTCGACAGGTACATAGACTTCTGGTTTCTTTACGTGACGCCCGAACCGGGTAAGCATCGCTTCTACTCTAAACGACTGTTTAAGTATTTAGGATGAAACGCACTGCCTGCATTTAAAGATGTGTTCATAAGCTGTTTTTCGGCGTAATAACCTATCTGTTTAACTAGTTCGTGTATTTCTTCATGGTATTCGCTCGCGAGTCCCACATTTTCGAGACATTCTAGGGCTGTATAAAGAAAAGTACTCGCAGATTCTGGATCATTTAGATTCGTTTTAAACATATTGATATTCGTGACGAAAGCGTAAAAACTGTCTGGGTCTAATCCAGAATATTCATGGGCCGTCTTTATGAGTATATCAATATCTCCCATTTTGATGTCACGTTTCGTGAGTAAGTTTACGAGGTAAGTGGATGCTACCAAGAGAATACTCGACATCTTATTTTGTGTTTGGAAATAAAATCTCTTTAGATTTCTTGTTTAGGAGGTACCTCCTGGGTTTCCCTGTACACTCGGAACATGTCATATCGATACCCGCCTTGTCGATGATGAATTTACATTCTGCACCATGTTTAGCATCACAGTCTGTGTCTGTCACATCAACAATGTATTTACTTCTGTTTTTTGTGACTGCTAGAACCTTTGTTGGTCTGATACATTTATTGATATACTCGTTCAAAACTTGGAGTACCTCGGTGACGTCGAGTTTTACCTTCGGTTGAGGTGTTGGTACTCGGTTGGGTGGATCTACATCTGTGTAAAACTTATTCACGATGCTATCAGTCAGACGATGTTCACGTCCCCTGAAACCACTACAAAAACCATATCGACGACCAATCACAGTCTCACAGTCACAAAAACATTTCTGAAAGATTGTACTCCCAACCATGTGGAACCAGACATGGTTGGAGTTATGTGGACGACCAAGGTTTTCACAGTATTTGGAGGTGGTTGAAATCAAAAAATGTTTCTTATGTGTGAAAATTCTTGTTATTCTCGCTTCTTCCTGACCATCCATATTCTTTCGTATGAATGTTTCGAGATGAGCGATAGCTTCTGAATCCGTGACTTCATCCTTCATCTGGGCCTGTGTGAACGAAGATTCGTTCTTTTTCCGACTGTCAATGGCCGGGATGGTAACAACTTCTTTTACACTGGTCCGCACGATCGATTCCTTCAACACTTCAACTGTTGGATCCTGAGAAAGTTTACTCATGATACACATCACTGGTCCATACGTGTATCTGAAAAGTGGCAAATAAGGTGACTCTGTAATCTTACCCGTATTGTCACACTCCGAACACCCTTGACCTTCGCATGTGAGATGTTTACCCTTCTTATAAGACCAAGGAATCCTAAACCCACTTCCCTTATAGACGGATCGATCGATCACCTTATCCCAATCCACATGTTTGAATACGGAAGTAAGTGTCGAGATGATATGATCCCTAATGTTAAAGGCACCTTCTTGGTTCACGACAAATCCCGACCAGTTCATGTGGACACCCGTCTTTATGAGAGCATTATCAACCTTCTTTGGTTTCGAGACACAAATAAGACAATCCTTCCCACCCAGTGTCTTCACCTTATCACATATGACTCGGCACACCTTCTGGACACGCTCGAGATCGAGAGCCTCTTCATCTTTATAGTCGATGTCAACGAAAAAGTTATAGGTCGGTGTTTTCTGTTCCACTAAATAGAGTTTTTCTTTGTTCTTCACGGCTTCCACGTATGTATCACAGAATTCGTCAAGTTTGTCGAGTGGTATCGAAAGTACACCACCATCCATGAGAACATGGGAGGTGGCCTTCCGAGTATTAAATTTATTGTTCGAGCACCAACTCCTGAACATACTTACTTCTCTTTAGGGGGATTCTTTTAATCCTCTTGGTAATTATCGTAAAAGATTGATCGCATACATGTCATGTCTGCATGTTCTTTCGGCTGTTCACTTAGGTCCTTTTTAATAACAAGAAGCTCATATACCGTCTTACCCTGGGCATTCTCGATGAACTCATCCGCACGACGTTCACTATAGGCTTTGTTATCAATAAGAAGATCTCTGATCTGCTTTAAGATGTAAGTCTTCGACTTCATTCTATTTTATACCGAATGTTTTTCTATTTAACGAAGTCACACAGGAATAGAACTCTGGGTTCTGTATGACGTTCCGTATGATGAGATCCCAACGCTTACGAACATTAAACTCTTCCAATGTATCAAAACTCATGAAATCATTTTCATCGTAGGTCTTCTTGATGGGTTCTTTGTTAATTTTTTTCAGATTCGTCCTTGTCTTCTCATCATTAAACTTTTTGATGAGGGACTGTTGTTCGGGACGTTTATAGTCAACGAAGAATATGTACACATTATATACTAATTCCACAAGAGGACTTTCCTTATGTATAAATGTAAACTCCGTATATTCACCCTTCTTAAGTGAGACGACACCCCTCGTCTCTTCTTCAAGCTCCCTAAGAGCACATCTCAATGGATTATAGATTTCACGACGTCGACACCCTCCTGTCACAAAAATCCAATCCTTAAATCTTCTATCCCGCACGGTTAAGAAACGTGGGCGATCATCTTCAAATGTTACTGGTATCGCTATTGCCTTGTATTTCTTCATTGCTCATTTAGCAAGTTATAATAGATGGACATGTTTATTCTTCCGTTTTCTCCTCAGTTGCGGGGGGCTGGGATTTCTTCACAGGTTCGGGTTCAATCGGTTCGATCGTCAAATTCTTCATGAGGTTTGTGGAAAATGTCTTCACGGCGAATACATCTTCCTTCGTCTTTTTCATATCATTATACATATAGACCACCAAACACAAACAGATAACAACGCCAGCAGCGAGCATTGTCTCACGGTCGAGAGCAATCATAGTATATGTAATACTGCCCGTTTCTTTTAAGCAGAAATAATTGCACCCATGTTGGTCTTTCCCTTTTGTGTACACGCGTCCTCACCACCGATGAACTGGAGGCGTTGGTACCTTTCGGCTTCACACTGTTCCTGTTTAGGCTGGACTTCAATAATCTTTTCGAGTGTCCTGGACTCGGGATTATAGGTTAACACGAAAACCGCTGCTAATAAAAAAACAAGTAACCAGACGTTCATTTATTAGTAGTAAAGATTATGTTATAGTGTACGGACAATTAGTTAGAATACATCAAACCACCCATACCATTTTCGATCCTGAGAATGTTATAGTTGACCGCATATATGGTATCCTTGAAACTCGCCGTCTCACTGACAATGCGAGCAGAGTCGAGGCGGGAGAAGTTGAGGGAACCAGTGGGTTGCACCCTGGAGGTGTCAAGGCAGAAGGGGAGTGTGTACAACGAATCGTCCGTCATCGCATGAGGGGCATGGTAGTAAGACGTCACCGACGTGTAATGGGGATCGATGAACTTGAAATCTGTGACATCGGTACCGTTGATCTGGAGCTTGATACGGTTTGTAGCCGTGTTGACGCTATCCGCGGCGACATTACTCGCGGCGATGAACTTGATGGGGTGGTTGAAGTTGAGTTCTTGGGTACGCCCCATAGACGCCAATGACTTCTGGACCTGGGTAATCAAGATGGAGCGGGGTTCCTTGGCGAGCATTTCACGTTCATCCGTGTCCAAGTAGACATAGTTGGCGTGGCACTCCACACGGCGGACCGAGCTGTCCACGTCGCCATGATCCTTCCATCGGATACGAAGCTCGACATCGTGGTACTGGAGAGCCACGAGGGGGAGAGCCGTCTGCCAGTTCTCACAGAAAGAGAATCGGAGAGGGTAGAATTTAGCGGTATTGGCACCGCCCTTGTAGAGACCACCGGCAACAGATTTGGCGAGACCGGTCGCGTAGAGGTTGGGGGCGATATTGTTGGTGAAGAAGGCATCATGTTCATCAATCACCTGACCTCCCACAAGAAGCTCGACCTTGTCGATCATGTCCGACCATTCAAGGGCCTCACAGGCGTTGGTGTCGTTTTTGATCGATGTGAAGTACGTGTACCCGACGAGATCACCCTTACGTTCGAAGCGAACAGTGGACATACCACCTGCGGAGAGAGCACCTTGGATCACCTGACGTTCGACAGTCTGTGAAAAGTTCGTGTGACGCCTATAGGTGGAACGGAAGAAGCTAACTTCAGGATCACCGACGAGGTGGGCATCCTGGGCTCCGACCGCAACGAGTTGGGCAATACCACCAGACATTTATAATATAGTGAGACTTTATTTTTAAATAGCGAAAGAAGTCCTGCAGACTTCGGGAGGTGGACCTTATAAACTTTGGAAAATTTATAAGGTCCAGGAACAAGCCTGGTGAATTTGGGGAGGGTTTATGCTAAGATATTCGTATCATGTCTATTCCTTTTTCTCTGATTCCTCTTTCAATTTTATTTTCGCGGCTAGCTCTATTTTATTTTGTTCTATTTGAATTTGTCGCTCGTCTACTTTGGCCGGCCACACAACATCCTTTAGATTTCCATCTTCATCTAAAGTTGGACGGGCTGTCTCTGAAAGATCACGGAGAGCCCGGCGGTACTCTTTCCATTCCTTGAGACTTAATAGATAGCGTGGATGTGGGTAATCGGGACACACATATCTGTCGCTCTCACTCAGGCGTGTGTTTCTCTCTTCGCGAAACTTCTTAATCGCTTCGACGTTCGTTAGTCTATACAATCCATCCTCGTATAGATCATCCGCGGGTCTACCGAATGTTGGATCAGTGAAAACAACACTTTCCCAGGTACCGTCAGATGTATACTTTACATCTGGGAGAATAGCTTCCATGATTTCAGCGAACGACGACATATATTCTATCAAAATATTTTTATTATTATCCTGAGACAACTTCTTAAACCGGTCCCATATATGTTACAATCACTTTGCCATCATTTTCGCTGTGATTACCAAGAAAGTCCCCCGTGCCTGAGATTTTCTGGGAACCGCTATCTGGCATGATCCACGACTGTGATGGGTAATAGCTACTGCTTGGGGCCCATTGGTAATAATTACCCCTCCCACCCCTGAACCCACCACCTCCGCCACCATTTGCCCAATAGCCACCACCACCACCACCGAAACCACCAACTGAACTTCTGCCGCCGACGGCGTTGGCCCCTCCACGAGAATCGGCGTGTGGGTGTCTCCCGTAACTGTTACTGCTACCGGACCCGTTACCTGACCACCCCGCACCCCCTCCATACCCCTCCCCCCCACCAGCACCACCACTAGATGTGGTACCTTGCTGACTCCCATCAGCATTTGGAGCATCGTACCAGACGGCGGAGTATTCAGCCATTCCGGTACCACCACCCGCAATCAGATAGATGTCATCTGTCGACGTTGTCGCATTCTCCTTGAGAACGTAAGTACCACCCCCACCACCAGATGCACCGTTGGAGACGTGATTAGGCGGACCTTGATGTCCCACAATCATGATTATCTTGGCACCTCTCAGAAAAGTAAAATTAGCACGAACCCGTGCACCCTTACCTGGTAGCGAGTGTATATAATAATCCCCGTCACCCCCTCTTGCTCCATAAGCATCAATCTGGTAGATTCCGTCCTTGGGAATGGTAAATTTCTGGAAACCATTAGCACTCACCGGGCCATCCAGAGACCCAATGTCAAGAATGGACGTTTGATCCCATGGGATCGACGGTGTGATACGTTTATAATAAGTTACCTGCTGGGCTAGAGTCGGTCCAAAATTCCCCCTTATCCCACAGGGACTGAACGTGTGTGAAGTAAAATGAAACGCGGCGTCATACCCAACAAACTGCATATTTCTTTCCTCGTACCCTTGCGTTACTGTATCAATTACCCTAACTTTTACATTCGTTGTGGTGGCGATTGAAGTTTGACCCGATACTACACCCGTAGCCGAATTGACAAATACACCATTGGGTAGGGGGGTTGCAGGGTTGATACCATATGTTACCTCATTACCACCAGCTGCATCCACACCGACTACCGCTTCGAGAGTAACAGATGATGCATTAGTAATATCAAAAGGGAATACAGAATCAAGACCTGGTGAAATCCATCTACCACCAAGCTTAATCGTATCAGTACTGGTCGTTGCAAGTCCTGTATCAGATATGACTTTAACTTTATACGGACGTTTTTCCAAATCATAACCACCGGTAGTTTCATTACGTCCCATTTTGAAAGTAATCTCTGTTTGATTTGCATCGATCACCGTGTCAAAAACATCACAAAGGCTACCGTCCACACCCACAAGCTTTACAATCGTTCCT